TGGAGATATTACTGTTCTTGGTACTCAGACAATTGTAAATACTGAGGCACTTAAAGTAGAAGATCCACTGATTGAACTCGGTCTTGTTAATAGTGCTGGATCACTCATTCCTCCAACAGTTGATCAAAATATTGACGTTGGTGTAATGATGCATTATTACACAACTTCTGCAAAAATTGCGGCAGTTTTCTGGGATGAATCAGTAAACAGAGTTGCTGTTGCTTCATCTGTAACAGAATCAGCAAACGTTATGACTGAAATTGAATATGCTGCTATGGAAATGGGAAGTCTGTGGATTAATGACGCTGCTGGACAAACATCGGTCATTACGCATAATGGAACAGAAAGAATTCTCCAAAACATCACAGTAGATGGGGGATCTTTCTGATCCTATAAATAGGATATTATATTATTAAAAATTAGATATGTCTAATGAGACAGATTATAAGATTCTGCTGGGCACATACCAGCAGAAATCCTTTGACTTGTTTAATCAAGTTGTTGCTCTTGAGGCAAGAGTTAGTTCATGTAATCAGACCATAGACGTTCTTAATAAGAAAGTCAATGATTTGATTGGTGAGTTGGAAAATCATAAGGATATTATTAGGCAACTAAAAATTGCTGAAATGGAGAGGATTGAAGAGGAAAAATTAAAACAAAAAGAATTAGAGGAAAAAGAGTCTTCTGAAGAAATGCATTTTGGTTTGATTGCTCCACAAACAGTACCAAAAAGAAAGGTTAAAAAGGAAATAAATAGTGCTGAAGCATCTGAAGAATTGGATAGCAATAGGTCAGATTAAGGAGAATCTTAATGGCACAACCATCAACACGCCAGGAGTTAATTGACTATTGTTTAAGGCGTCTAGGTGCTCCAGTACTAGAAATTAATGTCGATGACGATCAGATAGATGATCTAGTTGATGACGCTATTCAATATTTTAATGAGCGCCATTATGATGGTGTTGAAAGAATGTATTTGAAATATCAAATAACACAAGATGATATTGATAGAGGAAGAGCAAAAAATACTAATGGTGTTGGCATAGTCACAACCACCGCAACATCAACATCTGTAAGTGGTCTTGGTACTATTACATCAAATTTTTATGAGACTTCTAATTTTATCCAAATACCAGATTCGGTAATTGGTATAGAAAAATTATATAAATTTGATACCAGTTCTATTTCTGGTGGAATGTTTAGCATCAAGTATCAATTATTTTTAAATGATCTATATTACTTTAATTCTGTTGAACTTCTCCAATACTCGATGACTAAATCATATTTGGAAGATATTGATTTTCTATTAACACCAGATAAACAGATACGATTTAATAAGAGACAGAATAGACTGTATATGGATATTGATTGGGGAGCTCAATCTGCAGGAACGTATATTATCATTGATTGTTACAGAGCTCTAAATCCAGTGGAGTTTTCAAAGGTTTATAATGATAGTTTCTTAAAAAAATATCTAACTTCACTAATAAAAAGACAGTGGGGTCAAAATTTAATTAAATTTAGAGGAGTTAAACTTCCAGGTGGTATTGAACTAAATGGAAGAGAAATATACGAAGATGCCGAAAGAGAATTGAAAGAATTAAAAGATACAATGGCTTTAGAGTATGAACTTCCACCTTACGATTTTATTGGATAATGGCACTCAATCCCTTCTTTCTTCACGGATCTGCTTCTGAGCAGAGGCTTGTTCAGGATCTCATCAATGAACAGTTGAGAATGTATGGGATGGAGGTGTATTATATCCCAAGAAAAATTGTAAATAGAAAATCTATAATAGAAGAAGTACAATCATCAGCTTTTGATGATTCGTATATTATTGAAGCATATTTGAATACTTATGATGGGCACACTGGTGGTGGAGATGTATTAAGTAAATTTGGAATGAATTTAAAAGATGAGATTAGTCTTGTAATCTCACAGGAAAGATATGAAGAATTCATAGGTGCTTTTTTACAAGATGAAGATCCATATGAAATAGAAGTTGCATTAAGACCAAGAGAAGGTGATATTGTATATTTCCCATTAAGTGGTAGATTATTTGAAGTTAAATTTGTTGAACATGAAAAACCATTTTATCAATTGGGAAAGGGATATGTTTATGAATTAAGTTGTGAACTATTTGAATATGAAAATGAGGATATTTACACCAGTGTTCCAGAAATTGATGAGTCTATTCAAAATGTTGGTGAATTAATATCACTAAAACTTGTTGGATATGGAAATACATCATATCTTGGATCAAATATTAATAGTGGATATGTTAGAAAGATATATCTAAACAATGATGGAAATGGATATACTTCAACTCCAACTGTAACATTCTCACCAGCACCTTCATATGGAAGAACTGCTAGAGGTGTAGCAATTACAACATCCGTTGGGGATGCTCGATCGATCAAAGAAATTGTTATGATTGATGCTGGTTATGGATATAGAGAAGCACCAACAATAACAATCAGCGGGGGAGGCGGTGTTGGAGCATCTGCCACTTGCTCTCTAGAACTCTATAGAAAAGGATTCACACGCGCTTCTATCATTGATAGAGGTGAGGGATATACATCTCCACCAATAGTTACATTTAGTGGTCCAACATACACTGGAGCTGCTGGAACTGCTGTTATTTCCAATAACGCTTTAGATAGAGTGGTTATAACTGAAGGTGGAACTAACTTCTCACCAAAAGCACAAGTAGCGGTAACATTTTCAGCACCAAATCCAGCTGGATTACAGACAGGAATAATCTCAGCAACTGTTTCAAATGCAAAACTATCAACACTATCAATTTCAAACCCTGGAATTGGTTATAGTCAAGCACCAATTTTAACCATCAGTGCCCCAACTGGTATTGGATCAACTGCTCTTATAACCGCAGTCGGTGGATCTGTTTATGGAGAAAAAGTTTCAAGTATTTCAATCGCTTCATCTGGAAGATATTATCTAAGTAACCCATCACTAACATTCTCAAATCCAACAGGAATCGCATCAACTGCTACGGCAAATGCAACACTAACAACTTCTGGTGGTATATCAACGTTTACATATTCGCTTACAAGTTCTGGCAGATATTACTTAGCACCACCAACACTAACGATTGATTTTCTATCATTATCTCGTGGATATGCTGCCGATTCAAAATATGGATCATATTCTTGGAATTTAATTAATGCTGTTCCAGATAGAAATGTATCTCGACCATCAGTTTCATCCGTAACATCTATTGGATATAGTGGATCTGTTCAATTATTTGCTAAAGTTCCATCATCATTATCTGGTTTGACAACTTTTATAGAATTGAACAAACAGTCTAATGGTGGTTTAGCTAAAAATGTAGATTTAAGAATTACTGATCTTGGATACTTTGAAGTTCAAATAGGGTTGGGATCAGGAATAACATTAACAAACACATCAGTCAATGCTCTGGACGATACTTGGCATTATTTACATCTACAATCTAATTTTACTTCTGGAACTCAAAAATTTGATTTTTATGTTGATGGTGGATCTGCAGAATCCATATTTTTACCAGCAGCAGCTGCGGAATTGCAGATGGTGACAAATGCTCATATTACTCCACCAATACTTAAGAATAGTTTAAATAGTGGAATACGTGTAGACGATATTTTTGGAACAGTTGATGCTATAGGATCTGGTTCAACAACACCTCCAGGATCTACACCAACTGCTAATTCAAACACTGTTATTTTTGATAATTTTGAAAGTGATGCGATTGGATCACTAAACTCAATTAGTATTGGTTGTTCTGTAGTAAATGGATATGTCACTTCTCTTGATAATAATAGTACGACTCTTAGTGGAATCATAACATCTATCGTTTCTGCTGTTATTGATACACCAACAGGAGTACCATCAAACTTTGTTGCTACTGGAGTGGCAACAATAACAAATGGCGTGGTATCTTCAGCAGCAATAACATATGCTGGAGCTGGATATCTCTCAGCACCTACAGTAACGGTTTCCAATCCAACAGGAGTAGCAACTAACTTCACTGCGGCGGCAACAGCATCTATTAACAATTATGGAAAAATAAGTTCTGTAGCAATAACGAATCCAGGTTTAGGATATGATACAACACCGACTATTAGTGTTACTGCTCCTCTTGGACAAATTCCACAAGGATATGCAAATGTTAGTGTTGCTGGAACCGTTTACTCAGTAACTTTAACAAAGGCAGGAATCGGATACACTGAACCACCAGTTGTTAGTATCGCAAATACTGTAACTGATAGAGATTTTGCTACAGGATTTGCTACTGCAAGGGGTAGAATAGTTCTTAATAATGTTAATAATTCTATTGATTATCTATTAATCGAAGATCCAGGATCAGGATATCTAACTCCACCAACAGTGACTATTGGAAATCCACCAGTTATTTCTGGATTTGGAACTTTCTGGTATAACGAAATAGTTCTTGGATCTACTTCTGGAACTACAGCAATAGTTAGACGTTGGGATGAACTTGAGGGTGTTCTTCAGGTATCTATAGAAAATGGATCCTTCTTACCTGGGGAAACAATAGTTGGAGGTTCCTCATCTGCTATATATGTTGTTGATAATTATATCAACAAGAGAGATGTTGATAAAGAAGCATCCGTTCAAAATCTCGACGACTACGAGCAGAATGATGACATTGAATTTGAAGCTGATCAAATTCTTGACTTTTCTGAGGGAAATCCATTCGGTAATTACTAATGCTAGGAAACTATCACTATCACGAAATTATTAGAAAGACCATTATTGGTTTTGGTACTTTATTCAATAATATCCATATCAAACACTATGATAAGGACGATACAAATGTTATTGATGAATTAAGAGTTCCTCTGGCATATGCACCAAGACAAAAGTTTTTAGCTAGATTAACCCAACAGTCAGAACTCAACAAATCTGTTGCTATTACTCTACCAAGAATGTCTTTCGAGATGGTTTCTTTACAATATGATCCATCCAGAAAAACTGGAGTAACTCAGACATTTAAAGCATCTGATGGGACCAATTTAAAAAAGGTTTTTATGCCTGTCCCATATAATATCGGATTTGAATTGTCAATTTACTGCAAACTAAATGATGATGCTTTACAGATAGTAGAACAAATCATACCATATTTTCAACCATCTCTAAATGTAACTATTAACTTAGTTGAGTCTATTGGTGAGAAAAAAGATATACCAATCGTACTAAACAATATCTCATTTACAGATGACTATGAAGGTGATTTTTCAACAAGAAGAGCACTAATCTATACTCTATCATTTACAGCTAAAACATATCTATTTGGACCAGTTGCTGATAGCACTGATGGACTAATTAGAAAAGTTCAAGTTGACACTTATACAAATACAGACACTGTAAGAGCAAGAAGAGAAGTAAGATATACTGTAACTCCAAAAGCGGTTGAGGATATTAATAATGATGGTGTAATTAATGCTGTTGATGATGCTCTTCTTGGACCATCGGATGATTTTGGATTCTCCGAAGATTGGGAATTTTTCACAGATTCTAAGAATTACAATGCTGTACTAGATCAGGACCTTTGATTTATTAATTATGAAAGATAATTTTGAAAGTCTAAACCTAGCACTTAATACTGAATCAAGTATAGTTGATGTTGATTCAGTAAAAACTGAAAAGATTGAAGTTGTTAAAGATCAATCTGCGGATATAAAAAAGGATTACGAATATACTAGAGCAAATTTATATTCTTTAATTGAAAAAGGTCAAGAAGCGATTAATGGAATCATGGAACTTGCTGGTGAAGGAGCAAGTCCAAGAGCATATGAAGTTGCTGGACAACTCATTAAAAGTGTTGCAGATACGACAGATAAACTAATAGATCTTCAAAAGAAATTGAAAGATATTGAGGAGGATGCTCCAAAGACAACAAACAATGTTACCAATAACGCATTATTTGTTGGATCAACATCAGAATTATCTAAACTTCTCAAACAAGGATTCCTAAATAATAATACGACAGATTCAAATGATTAATGAAAAAGTCCTGTAAAGAAGGATATTACTATTGTTACACTGATAAAGAGTGTAAAAAAATACCCAAAGGATGGCACGTTATGCGTTCTGGGTATTTGATGAGAGATAGTGATCATGAGGAAGATGGGAATAAAAAAAATACTAATGGAGATTCTTCCAATGGAGATGCTGTGAGTGAAGATGTAAAGGGTCTTAAATTTTCAAAATTTTCACACAAAACAAAGCACCTTTCAAAATCTAAACACCAATTAGATCCAAATCTGGATTTAAAACAATTAATCCATCACGCAACAGTTCAATATGTTGATAGAGATGCTGATGGTGATATAGACGTTTATGATAAACCAAGTAAGAAGACTCCAGATGAAAGCGTACTAAGTGCACCAGGGGGAGCACGTGTTTCTTCTGACGCACTAATTAAAAAGCAAAAAGGAGAATTAAAACATACCAAAAGAGGCATGGCATATGAAGAAACCATGTCGGAGGAAGGTCTCCGTGATTGGTATGGCAAGTCCGAATCAAAAAAAGGAGAACCTGGTTGGGTTGATGTTGTAGATGGGGATGCATGCGCTAAAGAAGAAGGGGAAACCGCTACTCCTAAATGCGTTTCATCCAAAAAACGTGCTTCGATGAGTAAGGCAGAAAGACTTGCTGCTCAGGCAAGAAAGCGTCGCAATGATCCAAATCAACCAAAAAAATCAGGTGCTGCTAAGCCAACATACGTTAAAACTGATTACACTCCAGAAGGCGATATGGATCTCCAAGAAGTAAAAGATAAACCAGGTAAAGGTAGCGGAAAGAAAGATGCCTGCTATCACAAGGTTAAATCACGCTATAGTGTTTGGCCAAGTGCTTATGCTTCTGGCGCACTTGTAAAGTGTCGCAAAGTTGGTGCTGCTAATTGGGGAGAAAGCACTAACGAAGAAAAAGATCATGAAGTTTCTATGGCACAATCTCAGTTAAAAAAATCTGAAGAAAATATAAAAAAACTGAGAAAGGTATTAGGAAAAAAGGAAAGAGATATTCCTGCTTGGATTCAAGCAAAGATTACAGATACTGAACACAATATGGATGCTGCTGCAACCTATATTGAAAATGAATCAGTATCAATTGAAGACGCAAATGGAAATCCTTATGTTGAGTTTATTGATATTATCAAACCAGAACCTTTAAAACCATCAAACTGGAGAGAGGAACTTAAAGAAGACTGGCAGAAGGTTAACAAGTCAGACAAAACTGATGGCATGAGTCCCGCCGCAGTCAAGGCATATCGCCGTGAGAACCCAGGTTCCAAACTTAAGACTGCTGTAACTGGTGATCCAAAACCAGGTAGTAAAGATTCTAAGCGCAGAAAGTCCTTCTGTGCCCGCTCTAAGGGGCAGCAAGACATGCATAACATCGATTGCTCCAAAACCCCCGATAAAGCAATTTGTAAAGCCCGTCGTCGCTGGAAGTGCTGATCAATGAAAAGTTTTAAACAGTTTCTATCAGAAAGTATCACCATCAATGGTGATTTTAATGGCACCCTAAATGTAGGTGCTTCCCAACCAGAACAGGCACAAGAGTCTTTTTTTGCCGATGTTATGTGGGAAGGTAAACTTTATCGTTTAGAAGTAGAAGGCAAAATGCTTTCTAAAAATGAACTCGCAGAACAAATACAAGGAGAATATCCTGGAGCCATAGTTCATAATGTT